AATTTTCTTATGAGCAAAGCGTCAGGCAGCTATGTAGCACATCTAGATACAGATGACTTTTATAACAAGGATTATCTCTCTACTTCAATATTTAATCTAATAAAAAGTGGAAAAAATGTCTCAGGGTCTAGTGATATGTTATTACTTGATGTAGCAACAAAAAAGACTTACAGGCAGAGGTGTATTTTCCTGCACCTGCTCAATGAGGCTACAATGGTCTACAAGAAATCTTTCATAAAAAATAACAAATTCTCTCTTGCTAATTCAGCAGAAGGTATAGGATTCCTAATATCAAACATAAATGATATATTTGAAACTCCTATCGACGACATAATGGTCTGCCTTGCTCATGACAAGAATACTGTAGACAAATCTGCGTGGTGTAAAGATAAATATAAAACATCTCTAGACATGTCTAAATACGAAAAGCATCAAAATTTAATATAAACAATATATATAAGATGCCTGTCCATGAAGACCAATACAAGCAACCTGTGTTGCAAGCACCGACCACACTAGCAATCCCTCAAGGAAAGTTTATCGATATAGACCAGAAGTATTATTTACCAGCGGAACTAGCACCATCTGTTGAGGATATTCACTCTCGTGGCCGGACTTTACGTCCACGTAAGCACGATGAGTCGCAGACTCGTGATTTTGTAGAGCCTCCAACTCCTATTGGCCTAAGTACTGGCTCTATAGTTGTCAATTATGGCTCATACCTATTCCAAAAACGCACTGGAAGTGATGCGAATCATATGCCACCTCCGTCAACTCAGGGGGTTGTCTTCGCATAAATTCTCTGAAAACATTAAGGAATAAATCTTAAATATATATTTAATTTAAGATTTAAAGATAAAATCTCTATATATAGAAATGATGAGTGCTCCAAACTTCCTCAAAGATATTAAGCAAGAATGTCTCCTCTTCCATATTAACGACGATGGCAAGAAAGAATTTGACCGAAGATGCTTTGGAAAAGGCTATTCTGTGGAACAAGCAGAGGCATTGAAATTGCCAAATCAGACCATCGGAATTATGTACGATATTAAGGAAACTGAATATGTTGTTGTTGACATCGATACTGACGCCTACACGCCTGAAGACCTATACAATGACACAGATATTGATTCGTGCTATGTCAAGGGCAACACAAAGGGCTTTCACGTGTGGATGCAAATCAAAGACAAATCAGCCGAGTTTAAAAAGAACAAGGTTGATTGTGGCAGACATTCCACGATTGATTTTCTAGGTGAAAAGGTTTTTGAAAGGTTGGGAAAAGAATGGATTTACGATGACCCATGCTACTTGAATGAAGAGCATATTAAAAAGGCGTTCATCACTGGCACCTTTGAGAAGAGGGTTATTTCAAATAACAAGTCAGCCATTGTGTCCAATTCTAAACTACTAGAAAACCTTATAAATATCATTGACGTTAAGTATTGTAATAACCGGAGCGACTGGGTGAAAATTGTCCTAGCAATCCGCAAAGTTGGGCTGGATTTTGAAATTGCGGATAAATGGTCGCAACTATCAGGGGGGTATACACAAAATGGAATGGAAACACTATGGAACTCATATACATCAAATGAACTCATTACAGTCGGTGAAGGCACGATTAGATACTATGCGAAGAAGAGCTCCCCTACAGAGTATGCTAAACTGACTATTCCGGAGGGTGAAGAAGCAATCAATATGAAACGTTTGATTAACCTTCGACCGGATAAACGTGAGGAAGATCCAAAAATGGCAATGTTCGACGATTTGAATAAGTCCGTGCAGGCAGAACTTAAAAAACAAAATAAAAACCAAGAAGCTCTTGCGGTTCAAGAGGAGCTCAAAATGAAAATTGAATATTTTGAGAAGTTCCATTTCAAAGTGATGGCTCCGGCTTGTTTTGGCCGGTTGGCATATAACTCAATCCATCTAGAAACATCGGCAGAGTTGGAGCATCAATATGACCCAGTAATGATTGGAGACAATTCATTTGTTCGTATGTGGAAAAAATCGCATAATATTCGAACATACGAGAATGTGGACTTCCTACCATACCCAAGAGAATGTAAATCATATACTCTCAACACCTACAACGGCATGAAGGCGACTCGTATTCAAGGAGGTCAAGGTGATTTCTCAATATTTTTGAAACATCTTGATGTGCTTACCGGACACGACGAGAAAGGTACAGAATATTTGATTAACTATTTAGCTCATCTAGTTCAACGGCCTGGCGAGTTGCCTCGTGTTGCATTGGTGTTTCAATCCGAGCAGGGTGTAGGCAAAAACATCTTTTTTGAAAACTTCGCAAAATACCTTCTAGGTAATGAGTATCTACTGGCTACTGCCGATATGGACAAAATTGTAGGGCGGTTTCCAGTCATAAATAATAAACTGATGGTCATTATGGACGAGACAAGCGGTAAGGATTCTTTTTCTAATAGCGACAAAATCAAGAACATCATCACAGCAGAACAGATTGCTTGGGAGCGTAAAGGCGTGGACGCTACAACAATTAACAATTGTGGAAGGTATATGTTCTTTTCTAACAACATGACACCTGTGAAAATTGAGCAGAGTGATAGGCGGTATGTCGTATTCAAATGCTCGACAGATGTTCAAAATAACACTGAATATTTTACTAAGCTAATGTCTACCTTCAAAGATGAAGGGGCTATTAAATCGTTTTATGATTTCCTGTCCTCTACAGACATCAGCAATTGGGACTCAATCAACCATAGGCCCTTGACGAAAGCCTACGCAGACATCAAAGCAGCCAGCACTCCTGCTATGGCGACCTACTTGATGGAGCAGATGAACCTCTACGAGAATGCAGAAGAGACTGAGAAGGCAATGTATACGAAGCAACCAGCTACAGATGTGTTTAACAATTTTAAATCATGGTTGTCTCAGAATGGATTTACCAAGATAGATTATAATTCAACGAAATTTGGGCGTGAGATGTCTGACTACGACGGTGTAGAGAAAAAACGAGGTGGAAATGGGGTTTCATATACATTTGACTTTGATACTCTAAGCAAATATCTTGAGAAGCGAGGCTGGAGTGTATAGTTGGGCCCTGAGAGTGTATAGTTGAGTCTTAATTTGTGTATGGTTGAGGGTCTTAATTAGGAAACTATACACTAATTTTTTACTTCGTATTTCAAGAATATATGAATGCCGTTTCTTACCTTTTATGGTCTCTTTTTTATTTATTTATTTAATTAATTAATAAATAAAAAGATATAATACTCTTAATAGTGTATAGTTGTGTATAGTTTGAAACAGATTCCCAGCGAGATGAAAAAAATTAATTTATGTAAATCCTATCTGTGAAAAAACCATACACAAGCCTACAACCATACACAACTATACACTATCTCAATTTAACGGCCATTTAAGATATATAACTAATAAGACTTAAAAACATTCACCTACATCTATGTAAGATGGCAACACGCTCAGAAACTAACCGCAAATATTATTTGAAGAAAAAAGCCCTTCGAGAAGAGGCTCCTGATTATGTACCTAAGCCTCAGACTAAACGTATGCTTGCAAAGAATGCCGTTGATAATCTAGAAATTGAAGCGGCAGCCCTTACAGATGAAATTGAACGCATGAAACTCCGCCTACATAATATGAAGAGCCTTATATCATAATTAGAAAATCCTTCGAGGAGTTTTCAATAAGTGGAATTTACCCTTCAATGCGTCTTGATGAACTCTAGAACGAGCATGATTTCCCATCACCTTATTAGCACTACAACGAGCATAATATGTTTCGCATGTTTTACAATAAGCCATTCCATAGTCTCGTGCATTATGAGCAAATCTATAGCTCGGTCCAATTACGGCTCCTCCAGCAGAGCGAACGTCCATAAGTTTCCCATTCACGATTGCTATATATTGATTAGTCTCCCAGTCATACGAGTCAATATCGATATTTGCGATTTTATCCATTTCTATATGAATATTGTCTTAACATTTAAGCCTTTTCATAAAAAGACTTAAACTCCATATAAATATTTAAAATATCATCTATATGTATATGCCGAAAACACCTACATTGGCCAAATTAGGAAAACTTCACTATAAAATTAGTGACGGATCCGACAAGATTCGAGCCAAAGCACTCAAAAAAGTAGATAAGCTTGGCTACGATGTTGTAAGCCATAAACGAGGCGTGGCACATTTCAGAAGCAAAGACGAGGCTGACCGACACAATATTGTATCTGTTAAAGGAACTGACCCAACCAACAAAAAAGATTTGATGTCTGACCTTCATCTTGCTATTGGAAATGCGTCTTCAGATACACAGTTTAAAAATCGTAAGAAACAAATCAAGAAGATTTACTCTAGTATTGATGACAAAGAACCCAAAATACTGACCGGCCACTCGTTAGGAGCGAGCGTTATTACACATACCCTAGCTAAATCCAAAAGTGTCCGCAATAACACAAAATCCGCTCACGCATTCAACACAGGCATGACCCAAAGCTTTAACAAAGAGCTACAGAAGGACCTCTCGAAACAAGATAAAAAAGATTTAAAATCCAAGCTCGTGCACCACCATGTGAAGGGCGATCCAATCTCTGCTGCGTTGACTATAGGCCCCCAAGTAGGCAGAGTTATAACAACAAAGCAGACGGCAGCGTCTCCGCATGGGTTGGATAATCATCATTCTGATAAAACTATCAAGGATAAAGATGAAGATGAACCAAAAGAAGAATAATATATATCTATAGTGTATATGCTAAAGATTACTGAATTGAAAAATGAAAAACTTAAGGTGTCTAATACCCAAAATAACCTCGACAAACAACTCACTACAGACGACATAAGCCCACTTCCAAATTACTCAGGCTTCTCTACAATGATTGTAGGCAGCAGTGGAAGCGGTAAAACAACACTCCTCTACTCAATTATGACTAAAGGTAAACGCAATGGCGTGCGACAATCCTATAAAAAATTATTCGATTTTATATACATAATAAGCCCGACACTTGGAGGCAAGTCAATGAAGGACGACAAATTCAACACACTACCTGAAGACCAAATCTACCGTGAACTTAATCTAGACGTGCTTACAGAGCTTGAAGAGACGCTTTATAAAAACCGAGAAAACAAACATAATTCAGTGGTTATTCTTGATGACTGCGGAAGCCAACTTAGAAACAACGCAAAGTGCGAAAAAAAATTGGTTCAGATGGTTCAGAACAGGCGCCACGCTTTTACGAGCTACATCACTCTAGTGCAGAAATTCAAAGATTTTCCAACCGGCATAAGAAATAATTGTTCTCATATAGCATTCTTCCGCCCAAAGAACCGGCTAGAGTCTGATTCGATTACAAACGAGTTAATGCCTTTTGATGCCAAGAAAAATAAGCAAATTCTAGAGCATGTCTTTGATAATGAGAAAAATAAATTCCCTTTCATTCTAGTGGATATGAGTCTTAAGCAAAGTAATAAGTATTTATTTTACAATGGATTTAATCCGCTATTGATTGAAGATGAGTCTGTTTAAATCTCTCATATATGTATAAGATGCCTTACAAAAACAGAAGCAAACCGTAATCGTCAATATCGGAGATGTTGCCATCAAGAAGAAACGTAAACCTAGAACTACCAAGCCAAAACCTAAACCTAAGAAACCTAAGAAACCCCCAGCATCAGCAGTCCGGCGTATAGCAGCAGCCGAAGGGGCAAGACAAGAACAATTTATCTATCCTATTCAGCCAAGATATAACGAAGTCGCACCGACCCTAGCAGCAACTCGTCAGCCTATGCCTACACCGCCCCCTACACTAGCCCCAGCACCCAGCCTCGCACCGCCCCCTACACAAACCGAAAAAGCAATACTACTCCCTGCGACAACAATCAATTTAGCCGGAGAACGAGCAATTCAACGAGATAATGAACGAATTATAAAAGCTGATGAGCCAAAAAAAGACGTGCCATTCAGAGGCCGTTCTTCACCACAATTTTATGCAAGAAATAATGATTTAATATCAAGACTTAAGGCTCAACGAGATGAGGCAAGTAAACCAGCCCCAGCCCCAGCAGCAGAACCAACCCCAGCACCAAGAGAATCAACTATGTCAAACGAAGAGCGTATGCTTGTAGACGCTCTATCCGGAGAAACTCAAGTATTTCAAGAAGAGCAAAAAGCAGCAGAAGAACTAACAGAAGCTAGAGTAAGTGCTAGAGCAGCAACTCGCACAAGGCCGACATCAGCCTCTTTATCTGCTGGTTATAATGTAGCCGGTGGTGGTGGCGATTTGCTTGAGGCAGAAACCATTGGAAAACCTTTCTATAG